GCTCCTTTCGGAGCTCCTCGCGTTCAACCCTATTTGTGAGGTGTATTATGTATTCACTTAGTGGAATTCCTTTAAATTTAAAGGTTCACCATGTTGAATTTCATATTCCATCTTCACCTAATGAGGCTGTAACTTGTACCTTGCATTTTCCTTCTCCTGTGGGAGACCGACTTGTGGTTTTGAGTTACACCGAAAGGTGTTTTCTTTACCGTATTCTCAGTCAATCACTTAGAAGGTCTTATGTTTAGGTATAACGCTAGTTGTGGTATTTTGTTAATACCGCTTCTCTTTGTAAAACGTTACTCGGATAGGGTGGTACCCTTCTGATACGTCATCAATTACTGGAGGTTCTTCCGTGGATAGTTATAGCAAAAATACACAGTTTGCCCCTCATTGGGACATCTGGTCGTATAATTACTTTGATTCGCCTGGCGGCGGTAAGAGATCATTCACTTTTCCATCTGCTGGTACTTGGCTTTCTAAGCAAAGTACTTTCAGTGGTGAGCGTAATCCTCTCTGGCGCGATCAGGTTAGGTCTGGTAATAATGCTACAACTCCTGCTTCTGGTACTCTCTACTATGGATCTCCTGGTCAGTGCAGTTATGCAGTTGACCATTTGGATATCCCGGTAGGTGGTACTAAGCTTGAAGTGTTTCGTGGGCATGCTCGCTGGCAGTTGTCAGCTTGGCAGTTCTCGGACACGATTGCGGTTCCTGGAACTACTGTAACCAGAGTCACCAATCGAGTTATCTCTCGGTTTCTTTCACAAGCCAAAGAATTGACTACTTCTTTTGAGAGTGGTCAGGATCTTGGTGAGTATAAGGAAACTTTGAGAACTATCCGTAAGCCTTTAGCTTCTATGCATGACCATTTGGAATCTTATTTTGCTCGATTAACGAAAATCAAGCGTAAGAAAAAACCTGGGTCTTTGCCTAAAGCTTTGGCTGACACATACCTCGAATTCCGTTTTGGAATAAATCCTCTTGTTTTGGATGTTACTGATGCTGTTACCAAATGCGGTTCACACCGCTGGCCTACAGCTCATTTAAAATCCTCATCTAAGGAATTATACTCTTCTACGGTCGGCTCTCAATTATGCACCATTTCTGGTGATTATTTGAATAGCTATCAACCTAACATTATGTATAAAGATGACTCTATATATTCTGTTAGATATCGGGGTGCTGTACGAACACATGCTGATCCTGACGGTAAGTCATCTATCGTGCGTGAGTTACAATTACTCCCACAAGATTGGCTTCCTACTGCTTGGGATTTGCTTCCGTATTCGTGGATAGCTGATTATTTCACCAATATTGGTGAGATAATTCAGGCCTTGTCGTTTATAACTAGTGATCTTGTCTGGGCTGAGAAATCTATACAGACTAAGCGTGATCGGCTTTATACAAGCTTCTCATTTCTTAATTTGAAAGAATTCTCTTCCTATAAGACAGTTTCATTAGTTGGTAGCGGCAAGCTCGATTCCCACCCGAGACAGGGCATTGTTAAGTTTCAGCGCTCCAAACTTTTAGAGTCAGATCTTATGCCGCGATTCGAATTTCGAATTCCAACGGGTAAGTATCCTTATCTAAATATGGGTGCTCTGCTACTTTCTCGTGCTTCTCATCTCGTTCCTTTCTTTTAACGGAGTCGTTTATGTCCTTTACGTTATCTTCTCCAGTAACTGGAGGTGCTCAGACTGGTCTTACCAGTCCCACCTATACTGTTGTTACGGATACTGCTCCCAGTAATACTGGTAAGCAATATGCGGTTTCAGCTCTAGGCGGCACGCAGTCTGGTGTCGACTCATCGTCGTCACCCAGTCGCCCGTTTACTATCACTCTTAGCAGACCAGCTGTTCTTCGACAGCTTCCTGCTTTGAATGCTAGCACAGGCCTCTTGCCGAATGTACCTATGAACACTTACAAAGTCATAGTCCGTAAGGGCGTTACTCCACTATCAGGTCAGTCAACTCGTGTTGCAATGTGCAATTGCGAGATTTCTGTTCCTGCTGGTGCAGACGTCGCGGACCCTGCCAATGTTCGTGCAATGTTGTCTCTGCTTATCGGAGCTCTTAATCAGATCTCCGCCAGCGTTGGCGACACGGCGGTTACGGGGGTGATTTAAATCATTCCTCGCTCCTCCTTTCGGTGTTTTTCCAACACCTTCATAGTGAGCTTTAGTAAACTTTATTCACGCTTTTTCTTTTTTAGATTAAGTGTGTTTTTAGCTTTACTTCTAGCTACTCTTAGGTTAATGATGTAGTAATACATCATCCTTAGAGATTACATTATCGGAGACTACCTATGAGCAATCGCTCTAGTGTTCTTTACGATGCCATTCACAGTGATGTCCAAGCTCATCTTGTCGAAAATCTCGACTTTGATAATCCTTGGTATTCTCATAAACAGTTTGCTTCTACGTACCTTCTATCAAATGTTATCCGTAAATGGATACCACAAGATACTAAAGTACCTGATGCTGCTGCCTATGAGAGCTTTATTTCTGCTAATAACAGATGTAAAGAATGGACGTATTGTCCTCAGTGGGAGGTTGACCGTGTCGTACTTGGAGAGATCCAACGCGACATTGAAAACCTTTTATCTGAAGACGGGCTCCCTTTCCTTGATTCTTTTTACGATTTACTTCGTGAAGGACGTCCTGGTCCTGGTGCCGCCCGAGGTGCGTTAGGAACTAGCCTTTATAGCAAGTTCTTTTCGTCTCGGCTTACTTCCACATCATTGATGCTGTATAAGCTATACAGTGACTATTCTCAGTGGATCCCTTCTTTCTGCGAGGCGGAATGCCAACGCTTTCAGGAGTTCGGCCCTGCTGAGATAGTAAATGGTAGCAAATGCACATTTGTGCCAAAAACAGATAGCAGTAGCCGCATGGTTTGCGTCGAACCTTCGTTGAATATGTTTTTTCAACTTGGTTTGGCGACATTACTCGAGAAACGTTTAAAGAGATCCTTCGGGATCGATCTGAAAACGCAGCCCGATGTAAACCGTGAGCTTGCGAAACGCGGTTCTATCGATGGTACTCTTTGTACTATTGATCTTAGTTCCGCTTCTGATTCAGTATCTCTTCAGTTGGTTAAGCTTCTCTTCCCAAGGTGGTTTTTTGACACCTTGATGGAGTTGCGATCGCCTTCTGTTTTGATAGGTCAATCAGAGGTTTGTTTAAATATGATTTCTACAATGGGAAATGGTTTTACATTTCCGCTGCAGACAATCATATTCTCTGCTATTCTTCGTTCTGTTAATAGAGTTTTTCTCTCTAACAGAGTTAGTCATGAGTGGAGTTGCTTTGGTGATGACTTAATCTGTAGAACTGAAGTGTTCGACAGAGTTTGTTACTACTTAAGGCAATTTGGCTTTCTGACTAATCCGAAGAAGACCTTTAATAGAGGTCTCTTCCGTGAATCTTGCGGGTCTGACTGGTATAACGGTCAGGCTGTTCGGCCTGTCTTTGTTAAGCAGCTTCGGACTTCTCAAGATGTTACGGTCGCCATAAATCTTCTTCTTAGATGGTCTGCGTCTACATCAATTCCGTTACAGGAATCGATTAGGTATCTTTATTCATTAATAAGTCCAAGGTTTCGTTACCTTGTACCTTTTTCTGAAAATTTAGATGCCGGTATTCACGTTCCTTCTAGGTACCTTGATACTATTACTAAAGATGAAAATGGAACTTCTATTTATAGAAGATTTCTTTCTCGTCCTCATGTAATTCGAATTAAGGAAAACTCCATCAGTGGAGCTGGAAGATATAAGAAGCTTCTTTACAATCCTCATGGATTGTTTATTAGCTTTCTTTATGGCGAGTTGGTTAATATGCATATTTCGGTTAGGCATAACCGGACTATGTATACAACAAATGTAGCCAAGACTCCCTATTGGGATTATTGGCCTGTTGGTGTAAGTGGCACTGGTCCATCTTATACCTGGCAGCAGTGGGAAACCACTGTGTTGATGCATCTCCCGTGAGGGTAGACCATCAAACCCCTAGACGAAAGTCTAGAAAGGAA